CGCGAACTTGGCCAGACGTTGTACGCCATGACCTCGCACGTCAGCCTTCCTCGACCTAGTTGCTTGGATAGCCTGAGACAAACCAGGCCAATCCTCGAACATGGCGAGTACATGCTGATTGGAAACACGATCGGAAGCTTCACTCAAATCGAGTGTAGCGAGGTCCCCGGTGAGGGAGCCTCGACGAGCCAAGTCCCTATTAGGATCTTGGTCGTCAATTCCGATAGCGGTTGAGAGGAAACTATTCTCTTTCACCGCACTAAGGAGAGAGCGCGCCAGAGCCTGCTGCATGTATTGCATAGCAGTCGGCTCTATTGCGATTATCCTAGGTGTTTTCATTGTCTTAGGAACCGATATTACCCTCACGGGTGTCTCGGCTCCGGGTTCGAGGATGTCAAGCTCCTCCCGCAACTTCGCAACCCTTTCGGATTGCTGGTTAACGAGGAGAAACTCTTCAGGAAACATTCCTGCTTCCTGAAGACGAGCAGTCCAGGATCGCTGATTCCACTTCCCGTTCTGGGTAAGTCTATCAGCGACACCGCCTGGGCCGTGCTTGGGGAACAAGTTACCGTGTTGGAGATCTCTCTCCATTTTGGTGAACACATCCCCGTATAGCATATTCGACACGCGTTGGAAATCCATCATGTATGATGGGTCCATAATCGCATCGGATACCTTGACATCCTGCTCACACTGAATAAATCCGGACATGGCAAGTCTCTCTCGCGCCGGTGTTACCACCGACACTTGACCCTTTCGGTCAGGAGGAGACTCGATCTTACTAAACATCAGCGTTAGCTGACGTAGAGCATAGATTGCCTCAATGTCTGGATCTTCCAGGAGTACGCCACTACCTGGTACAAACACACGGTCAAGGAACCCTCCGAGGAATCGGGGGCGACCTAGCCTGCTGTCCCATTTGAACTTCGGGACGTCAGACGAAGGACCGACGAAGCCTTGTTCAAGCCATTTTTCGATGGCCTTTCCAAGGTCCGCCAGGGTTACGGCTAAAAACCATAACCCCTCG